TTCCGCTTCGCCATAGCTCTGTTCTTTGAACTTAGCCATGTAAGCGGCATAGAAAGGCACTGGTCCTTTCCACGGATCTACAATGTCGGTATCAATGTCGCTCAAAGCCACAAGATCTGTAGGCCGAACAACAGTGTCTAGTTCTGTGACGTAATTCTGGTCAGGCACAGGGGCGACAAAGTACTTGTTTGGCCCGTACATTGAGTAAATGACAGGCTGGCCCTGATAATTGATCCAGTAACGCATCTGGGCGTTGAATTGAGTCCACGAAACATAGCGCAATGGAATACGCGAATTACCCCAATAAACATTGAGGTTGATTACGTCCATCGTATCTGTGCCTTCGGGAAGTGTAGCAAAGTCGTATGACTCAATGCCAGCAAGGACAGCACTGGTCTGAAGAACGCGCTTGCAGCCCGTATCACGCACAAGGCGTTGTCGAGCATCGTTGATGTCGATTGTTAGTTCTTCGTCAGTCCAGAAGTTTGCATTTGCATCATGCAGCAACCGTCTGACGACAAAAATGTAATCGCTCAAAGTTACAATCATGACACCACCACATTATTTAACGTCCTTTCCCCCACCCCGCCGTGAAACGGGGAGGGGTACTCGTTCTACCACTGGGGACGCATTGTGGTAGCTCTGAGGCTTCTCCTCGGTTATCACAAACTTATTGAGACGCTCCATAGCCTTAGGAACGTCATTGTTTGTGACCGCCCAACCAAGGCGAGCCAAACAGGGAGTCTTGTCAGACATCTTGTAAGCAAAGATGTGTCGGGCCACATAGTCAGGTATTTCCACCGGCTTATTAGGAGAGAACGCATACTGCACACTATCCCACTGGTCGATGAAAAACTCTTCCCCGACATTTGTGACCCAAACATTAGACATCAGAACTGAACCACTTCACCAAACACGTTGAACCGAACAACATGGTTTGCTGCGCCCGCTGTGTTAACTTTCACATAAAGTGCAGAAGCCGTAACGGCCCCTGACAGATATGCCGAGGCAATTGTCAGGTCTTGGAAGGTGTTTACAGCAGTGATGTTGGTCAGGTTCTGCGATGATGCCACTGCGTTGCTCGTGTTACCATCACTCGAAGTGATAATAGACACCTGTGTTGGCAGCAAAGTCTGTACCGTTCCACCAGCCGTATTAGCCGGATTGCAAACGGTAATACGACGTACAATAAACGAACCCGTATTAGGTGTTAGACCACCGTCAAGGATTGGCAAAACTGCAATCGTATTACCCGTGCTCGATACAGACACTTGGGTAGCCGCCGCAACGCGATAGTTACCAAAGTCATCTTGCGTATTAGATGCAACTCGATTTGGATTACCCATAGGTTATACCCCTTTACGAGTTGTATTGACCGGTCGCGTTCTGACCACCATTCACACCATACAGCGTCAAAGTCTGGGTTGCAGTCGTTGCGTTACCGCGCATGTTGTAACCATCAGAAATGATGGTGCCACCAGTGTTAGCGGGAATGTAAGTGACCCAGTTGTTGACGTTAGCCGCACCTGTGTTCAGCTCAATGGTCACGTTGCTGGTTGTGTTTGGAATAACATACATACCAGCAGGGATATACTGAGCCGAGGACGTGCCAGCGTTCAATGCAGTCAAGTTACCAATACCAACTGAGGTAATGGTTGTGACTTGCAAATACGCTGAAGGAGCGTTGGTGAGAGTGCTTGCGACGAGGATTTTTGAAATACCACCAGCCATGATTCAAGCTCCTCTTACAGTGACAGCGAGTTGTAGCCAGTCACCTTAGTCATCGACTTAGGCTTCGTGCTGACAAGCTCGGCAATTGTTAACACTGCACCGACGTAACCAACCTGCCAGTTAGGCAGAGTCGATTCAAAGCCGGTAAACACGAACTGACCCTGCTCATGGATGTAGAGCGACAGGTAGTTGTTGTTCAGGAGATACAGAGTACCTTCTGGGCAGTAGGGATCTGGGTAGATCGGCACACCAGCGACCATGAGGGCGCGAAAAGCAGCCTGAGGACCATTGCCGTCACCGTCAAAGCCGGAGCCTGGGGTGATGACATACTGTTCCTGACCGACATAATCCTGAGCCAGCAGAGTCCAAGTACCAAAGCCGCAAACACCAAAGGAAGGCACTTCTGCGCCCTTCTTAACAGTGCCGGAGATGTACTGGAGCACGTTCTGACGGGTAGGATTGACCGAACCAGCGGCATACTGACCGGACTTCCACCAGGTGTAGGTGGAGCGGTTGATGTTGCCATAAGTGGCAGTGCCGGTCCCATCATCAACAGCGGCTGGCAAGCCAGTGAACTGCTGAGTGTTGGTCGTGTTGTTGTACAGCGAATAAGCCATCGCATCCATCATCACGTTGGTCGCATCGTTCATGCGAGCTTCGATCAGAGGAATGATAGCATGATCCTGCTGCACTGCGCCTTCCATACCGAGGAATGGAACTGGAGCAATCATCAGCTTCAGCGTAAATTCGGCGTTGTACGCGCCCTGCTGAACTGACGGCTGTGCAAAAGAACCGCTGTAGTCGGACCACTGAGCATTTACGAACTGTGAGCCCTGTACGGGAACTGTAACAGACGAGACACCGCCCGTTGCAGTCTGTGAGTTGGCAATCAACGCAGCCATAAGTGGGGTGGAGTTGTAAAGCTGCACCACCAGCTTAGGGATGAACGCACGACGCGTAACGTACGTGAGTTCATTAAACTGCGACGAGCCGGTAGCTGGGATAATACCACCACCAATAGCCATCGTTAACCTCTTCTAGGTTGTTTCAGCGTCCCCACGCTGCTTTAGATACCAAAACGTCCAGGGTTCTTACGGAGTTCCATAAGTGCTCTGGATGCTTCGTCACGGGCGGCTCCTACCGGATTCTTATGGAACTTTGACAGCGTGTCACGCGCAGTCTCGTTCATGAAATGCGGGTTGTAAAAGCTCTGGCCCGTAGGCTTCGAGTTTTCACGCATCCACTGATCATATTCCGCAGCAGTCTCGTGATTCTGAATGCCCTTTTCGAGCATAATCTTTTCAATGCGACCAATATCTTCTTCGGACTTGGCTTTGCCCTTGGAAATCAACTCGCGACGCCGACGCTCAAGCTCTGCAAGAGCACCGTCTTCACGCTTTGACGCTTCCATTGAATCGAGTTTAGATTGCATTTCCTGCAACCGAGCATCCATGCGGTCTTGCATGTCGATGGTGTCGATTGTCATTTCAGGACGCGCCTTCTTCGTCAAACGAAGGAACGCTTCCCGTGTCTCAGGATTTTCAGCAAGCTGGCGCGAAATGAGAGCAAGCTCATCTCGTGCTTCGGGCGAAAGATCTTCTAAAGAAGCCATTGTTGTCCCCTATGTGCTTCAGATTACTTTACGGCCATCGCCAGGTGGCTTGATGGTCATGCTGTTCTTTGCAGTAGCCTTGTTGGCACTGGAAAGACCGCCCATGTGGGCATAACGAGGTGGGTTAGTGATCTGACCATTCTGCTGCTGGTCAGTCGTTGGATTACGAGGTGCGGCTGCGCCGCGAGGCTTAAAAAGATCCATGTTAGGACATCCTTACATCGGCATGGGAGGTGCGCCACCAGGAGGTGGGGGCATGGGAGGTGCGCCAGCGGGAGGACCACCTGGAGCATTCATCAAACCGAGATTCGGAGGTGCGCCAGCAATCGAACGAGAACCTGGAGTGCCGCCACCGGCTTGAGGAAGGTTTTGCAACAGTTGCAGGATCTCGGCGTTCTGAAGTTCACCGGTTTTCTGCTTTTTAGGTCCGAGAAGGCCGGTCAATGCCGACAGAGCAGACATCAACTTCTTACCTTCTGGGGACTCACTGCCAACAGCAGGAAGAGCTTGTTCCAGCAGATCAAGAGCCATGCTCACATTGATCAATGCTGCTTCGCGCTGACCGTTCTTCGGCTCAGGCGTGGACATGGGCGTAGGAATAGGAGGCGTCGTGTCTGAAGGAGGCGCACCTGGTGGCAAAGCTCCACCGGCAGCAGGACCACCCGACATCATCGCCATCAAGTCTTGTTCATTCGCCATAACAAATCCTCAGATAGAAAAATCGAGGGAGAATATATTTGAAGTTCCCTCCCCCTCAAGGGAAACGCGTCAACTAGCGAGCTATGCCCGTAGCTATTAACGCTTTGCCTTACGACCTTTGCGACGCATGATGCGCTCCTCTAGAAAGGTGTTGTGGGAAGGGTGATAACGTAATCCCTAAGGATTAACGCTTTGCTTTACGACCGCGACGACGAGCCATGTTAAGCTCTCCTAGGTTAAAGTGGACGTCCCCAATTACGAACTGACTTGCATCAGTATCTTTTCATTCTAGGGCCACCACGTCTTGCTGTAGGAGCCTTAGTACGAATATTCTCAATCTTGTAGGTAAGACTAGCAGGTTTATTCGACTTTGCCAAATTACTAGCTTTTGCCCGTATTTGATTGCCAGCACCTGATGTTAAACGCTTAACCATTACGCACCCGCTTTAGGTTTTTGAGGAGGCTTTTCAGCAGCTTGCTGTGCGCCTTTTTCCTCAATCTTTTTCAAACGGTCTTTAAGCATTTGCTTCATTGGCGGATCAAGCAAGTCAATCAGGCTTTCTTTGTCGATGGCCTGAGCCTTAAACAAGTTGAACGCCAGAGAGCGCAGATCTTCCATGAAGATCGGGCTGTTAGAGTGGGCGTCAACCTTCACAACGTAATCGCGGGTGAACTGTTCTGGGATGAACTTAACACCGTCTGCGTCACGAAGATGGGTTGGGTCGTATTGTTGCATGACCTTGAGATACAATGTTGCCATTTTCTCAAGAGCATCCTCAACAACCAATGCCCGTTTCTTTGCACGGCTCGATCCCAGCCGCGCTAATTGCGATGCGTGACCCGCAGAGCGCACACCTTGTTCGCCACGACCCTGAAGAACCGAGGAAATCCCCGACGCCTCTTCCATCATGGAGTCAATTTCTTTGAGCTGGGCGTACAGATCCTGTGGGATAGTTGGATCCAGCTTTTCAACTTTAGTGTTAGGCATGTCGGTCGAAAGAAGTCCACCAGCGCGGTTCAGCGCAAAGTTCTTCTCGTCCAAGATGCCGGTAAAGCCAGACAGGGCAATCGGAGGGTTGACCTGTTTGGATAGCAGATCCAAAATCTCAGTCATGCGTCTGTTACGCATCTGTTGCAGCGCAACGAGTTTTTGAACCTCGGATTGTCCCCAGTAGTAATCGTATTGCGGGTTGGGGCATACCTGAATGAACGGCAGCTCACCCTTCAAAAACATGCTTTCGCCTTCGCGGTCATAAATGATCACGTCAGGCTCGGCTTTGGTTACAATCTGGTAATCTTCTGTCTCGTCGTTCCAGATGTAAAGGTCTGTCATTTCAATGGTATCTTCAGCCAGCCGCGCTTTCATGCGGTTAAAGCCGGACAGATCCAGATTGACGTTACCATACATGGTCGGGTTGACCTGAGACATGATGATGCGATTGATACCTTCAGGCATCATCTGCGGCTGATTCATTGCCGAGGTCACGCGGGACAGAATGTTCTCACGCTTTGGGTGCGAGTACAGGCGAGCCAGAAGATCCGCCCTTGTGATGAAGTAGGTCATGCAGAAGGCTTGCTGCCGGTCGGTATACGCAACGTCCTCGCGCAGAACTCCCACATTGCCTGGGTCCACAAAGTACGGGTGGATAGAGTTCTTGTGAATCAGCAGTTTCACAAACGCAGAATTGTAAACGAGGCTCCAAGTCAGGGCCATCGAGAACACTTGGTCGGCGTTTGAATTGTTCCACTCGTCGTGCAGCAACTGGGTCAGCGAGGGGATCTTGCGATGCTCGCCCTCATGCACTGCCGCGCCAAGCGAGATGTTGAAACGCGTAGTCTCTGCCGAGTACAGGAACGAGCAGAGCTGGTCGATGTGGGAAAAGATTTTGTTGTAGAGGGCAGGCTCTTCTTCGGGAGAGTTCCCAAAAAGATAATAGGAACGGAGCGACGCGTAATCAGCACGCCGCTCGTCGCGTGACACCATGCACTTCTCGATCAAGCTATTGTAAAAATATTCTCTGTCGAGAGGGTCACTCGGAATCTTCATTTGCTGTCCTTGAGAGAAAGGTTCTCATGATCGCGCATTATCATATTTGGCTTTGGACCTGTCAAACCTTCGACGTTGCGGGGGTTGAAGCCGGTCGGTTCACCGTAGACGGACTTTACAGCATTTCCTGCCAAGACGCTAGGCATGGTCATGCCAGCCGCACCGCCCCAGTTCACGCCGCCGTTGTTGGCTGCTTCGTAACCCTTAGGGGGTTGCTGGGCAAACTCCTGCTCTTGGCGGGACACAGGCTTGTTGTTGCGGGTGTGGTAGCCGGTTTGCGACTCGCCCTCACGAGTTGACTTGAGGTTGGTCATGCCAAAGTCTTTAGCCAAGCCCTTCAAAGTGCGGTCAGCTTTCTTTGTACGGTCGGATTTGATCGAAAAAGGCTTCAAAAAGACCTGTTCTGGCACTTTATCGCAGTGTTTGCAGGCTTGCTCCCACGCATCGAAGTAACCATGCTCTTCGCACTTATAGGACTTTAATACGGCCATTTGGGTCTCCTATTTGTTCATTTAGGTCTTGATGAGAGTAATCGGACTTGTTTCTAAGCCCTATTTGAAGTTTGAACTGCCCGTTTTCAAAAGCAATGCGGTTATCACGCACCACACGGGGCTTTGGTTCCTTGTTGTATTGCAGGAATCGGGTGCGGTCGCGGTTCTGCATGACCGTGACATCCCCACGCTTGAGCTTTTCAAGGGCGCGGGTAACCCTAATCTGGGTCGTTTCAGTCATAGGGTGCTTGCGAGTAACAAACACATCGTGCAAATGCTGGGTAGAAATCCCCGTCATCTCGGCAAAAAAGTCCCACGACACAGCGCGATTGGTGTCTTTGGCAAACCGAGCCATCTGTCGGAAGAGTTCAGCCTTTGTCATTGCCCATACAGCCCCAGCTTCTTGAGGTAGGTAGACACGTTGCGCCCGACCGAGAGTTGCTCAGGGGTGCTATTGGCTTCAGTCTGGCTG